TAGTTGGATCATCAGGACATCAATTATTATCAGCAAGACGTTCCTTAAATTTACTTTTTCAAGAATGGGGAAATCGAGGAGTTCATTTTTGGGAAATAGGTCATGCGAATGTTAATCTTATTACTCCTGTAGCAGGCACAGGCGCAGGTAGAATTTATAAATTTTTTAGATCGAGTGGAGATGGCACTAATGCCGCTTGTACAGATAATGATGGCAGTACAACAACAACTGCTTTTTATGGCGTAACCGATATTATAAATTGTGCTTATAGAAAAGACTTAGCAAATACTTCGAGTCAAGCTGATACAGGCATGACTAAAGTTAGTCGAGATACTTATGCAGCTTTTGCTAATAAATTATCTACAGGAACCCCAAGTCAATGGTGGGTTCAAAGGTTCATTGACCATGTTTCATTAACCATTTACCCTACTCCAAGTACAACGGCTGTTAATGAAGGACACTTAAGTATTTATTATGTTCAAAGAATTCAGGATCTGGATTCAACTTATACAGATGCAACGGATCTTCCTTATCGATTTTTACCAGCAATGGTTTCAGGACTATCTTTTATTTTATCTCAAAAATTTGCACCTCAACGAACACAAGAATTAAAACTTTTATACGAAGATGATTTTGCTAGAGCATTGGCCGAAGACGGCTCTGCAGCTAGTACTTATATAACCCCTAAAACTTATTATCCGAACATCTAATGGCAGGCTCAAGATTTTCAAAAGGTAGACACGCATTATCGATTTCTGATCGATCAGGAGCAGCTTTTCCCTATATAGAAATGGTTAGAGAATGGAATGGAGCGTGGGTTCATACTTCTGAATTTGAAATTAAACAACCTCAAATTCAACCAAGACCCGTGGGCGCTGATCCACAGGCCCTGCAGTTTGCGCGTACACCTCGAACAGAATTTTATGTACCAACGATTTTACCTAATAATCCTTTTTCAGCTACAGCTTCATCAACTACAGTAACGGTGACTCAACCGAATCATGGACGATATACCAATGATGCAGTTCGATTTAGAAATGTATCATTACCTGTTGGAAGTGTTACTCCTGTTATTTTAATGCTGGAAACAACTCTAGCATCAGATTTGACGGATTCGGCAACCTCTTTAACTTTAACTGATTCTACAGCTTTTCCTTCCACAGGTTATATTGTAGTTCAACCAGGAGCGGATGCTAATGAAACTATTAAGTACACAGCTAATAATACCGGGACAGGAGTTCTTTCTGGTTTAACTAGAGGCTCTTCAGCACCCACTTATAATCTTACGCCTTTAACTACAACGGCTTCGGCGCATTCAAGTGGAGATAAAGTTTTTGGTTCTTACATTATTACAAAAGTAGATGCTAATTCTTATACCTTTACATTGGTGACAGCAGCTACTACAACAGATGAAGGAGGAGGGTTTCCGGCTTTTGCAGGGCCGGTTAACTCTAGAGCATAATGGCAGGATGGACATACGCAACACTAACGACAGCAATTGGTAATTATACTGAAGTAGGAACAGGTGTTCTTACATCAACGATTACAGATCAATTTATTGAAAATGCAGAATTTAGAATGCTGCGTGATGTTCCCATCGATGCGGATCGAAAACAACAATCAGGAAGTTTAGTTTCAGGACAACAAACGATTAACTGTCCAGCGGGTTGTTTATTTACTCGAGGAATTCAAGTTTACACTTCAACCTCTGTTATCACGGGGGCGAATGTTTGGTTAATTAAAAGAGATCAAACTTTTTTAAATGAATATGTTGCCGCTAATACGGCTACAGGGAGTCCTAAATATTATGCACAGTTTGGAGGAGCTACAGGAACGACTGACACTACCTCAGGACGTTATATGATTGCTCCTGTTCCTGATGCCGCTTATATGTTTCAGGTCCATTTTAACGCTAAACCAACCGCTTTGAGCTCTAGTAATACAACAACTTGGATGAGTCAGAATTTTCCAAATGGCTTTTTATATGCCACTTTAGTGGAAGCTTTTAGCTTTTTAAAAGGCCCAATGGATATGTTGACACTTTATGAAAATAGATATAAACAAGAAGTAGAGAAATTTGCTGCAGAGCAAATTGGACGAAGACGAAGAGACGATTATACGGATGGTACGATTCGAATACCAATCGAATCTCCACCACAATAGGAATAAATTATGGCAAATACATCAGCAGTTTGTACCTCATTCAAAGTTTTACTCATGAAGGGTCAAATGGATTTTACTGCTTCTACAGGAGATACTTTTAAAATTGCAATGTATGATAGCGATGCAACGTTATCAGCATCAACAACGGACTATTCAACTTCAGAAGAAATTACAAATACTTCAGGAACTGCGTATACGGCAGGAGGAGAAGCATTAACTAATGTAACTCCTGTTTCAAGTAGCACGACTGCTTATACAGATTTTTCGGATGTCTCGTGGACATCAGCATCCTTTACTGCAAACGCGGCTCTTATTTATAATACGACAACTGGCACAGGCACAGGAACAACTGATGCTGTGGCAGCGATTGCGTTCGGTGGAGATAAAACCGCAACGTCAGGAACTTTCACAATTCAATTTCCAGCGGCAGCTGCTTCTACAGCCATACTCAGAATAGCATAAGGAGGCATTCCTTATGGCTACTGGATGGGGAAGATTAACCTGGGGTCAATCTGACTGGGGCGACACTAACGTTTATACTCAAGGCTGGGGAGCTCTCAGTTGGGGTCAAAATGAATGGGGCGATCTAGATGATGCCTTAGTTGAAGTAACAGGTGTTTCAGCAACTGCAAGTTTAGGAACCACAAGCATAGCTATTGACGTTACTCCAACTATTACTGGTTTAGAAGCCACTGCAAGTTTAGGAATTCCTACTGCGGTCACTGATGTATCTTTCGCACTTACTGGAGTAGCAGCGACTGCATCTATTGGATCCGTTACTGTAGCCGATCAAGTAATGGGATTGACTGGAGTCAGCGCAACTTCAGCTGTTGGAAGTATTACACCAGCTGATCAAGTCATGGGATTGACTGGAGTAGAAGCGACCATGAGTCTGGGCTCGGTTACTATTCCAAATGTCGGAGTTCCATTAACAGGAGTTGAAGCAACTGCTTCATTAGGAACAGCAACTGTTCTTTCAGGCGTCGTTGTAGAACCAACTGGATTAGAAGCAACCATGAGTCTTGGGTCTGTTACTATTCCAAATGTTGGAGTTCCTTTAACCGGATTCGAAATGACGGCTTCAGTAGGAGAGTTAAGTCCTGCTACAGTTACCGGAGTTACTTTAGATGCAATGACAGGATCTATCGGATCCGTGATCATTGAATATAAATTCCCAGTTACAGGCGTCGCGGCAACAGCTTCTTTAGGAACAATTGCAACTATTCCAGATCAATTAGTAGGATTATCTCTCGATGCTATGACAGCAGCGGTTGGAACTCCTGGAATTATCCATTATGCGAATATTGACACAGGTTCTAATACGTCTTATAGTAATGTTTCAACAGGTTCGAATACTTCGTATTCGGAGGTTGCAACTGGATCAAATACCAGCTATACGGATGTAACGGGTAAAGAAGCAGCTTAGGAAATTTATGGCATCAACATATAACTATTTAGGTATCGAAAAAATGGCAACCGGCGAGAATGCCGGAACTTGGGGTACCAAAACAAATACAAATTTAGATATTATTCAACAAGCCGCATCAGGCTATCATTCACAAACGATTGCGGGTGGGGCTCAAACTACAGCCATGTTAATCACGGATGGAGATGCTACATCTACGACTGATAGTTTAACGAATGCTGCTAGAAATCAAGTTATAGAATTAACAGGAACTATTACAGGAAATCAAATTGTAACTTTCCCTACTTCTACAGAAGGAATGCATGTTGTTTTTAATAATACAAGTGGAGCTTATACTGTTCAATTAAAAGGAGCATCCGACTCTGGATCAGGTACTACTTTTGCTACTGACGACAAAGGTAAAAAATTCGTCTACATGAGTGGAACGGATTTGGTTGAAATTGTAACAGGAACCGTTACAGCAAGTTCTACAACTACTTTTACAAATAAAACATTCACAGCTCCTAAATATGCAGATGGTGGCTATGTCGCCGATGCTAATGGAAATGAAAATTTGGTTTGGGGTGCAACAGGTTCAGCCGTTAACGAATTTAAAATAGCTAATGCAGCAACGGGCAATGGCCCTACTCTTTCTTCAGTTTCTACAAGTGGGACTGATTCAAACATAGATATTAATATTACACCGGCAGGAACAGGAGATGTGGTTCTAGCAGGAGATACCGTAAAAGTTGGAGACTCAGGCGCAGCAGCTACTCTAACTTCAAATGGTGCTGGCACTTTAACCGTTACTACGGGTGGAGCAACCGATTTAGAACTTAATACCAATAGTGGATCAAGTTCAAGTAAAATTGTTATTACTGATGGAGCAGGTGGCGATGTCACTGTCACTCCTAGTACTACTGGAGCTTTAGTTATTGCAGGAACTTCGACTCAAGGAGGAACTTTTAAAATTTTTGAAGATTCAGATTTAGGAAGTTATCATACAGGTTTTACAGCAGGAAATTTAACAGAGGATATTGTTTATACTTTACCTCTAGCAGATGCAGGAACATCAGGAGATGCTTTAACATCCAATGCTTCAGGAGTTTTATCGT